GAGGAGGAAGCGGCCCACCAGCTCGTGGTATCGCTTGAGCTTGGGTTTGCGGTCCAATTCAGTCGGACCCACCTGCCCTTTGGCTGGGCCTTTACCCAGGATATGGATTAGCCACTTGTCCAGGCGCGGCGTGTTGTCCCATTCCAGGCCCTGCAGCCAGTCCCGGATCGGGTGAAAACGCCGCTCATCGGCCACGGTATCAATAGCCTCTTCCAGCGCGGCCTTGCTGGCCGCCTTGAGTTTGTAGATGGTGCTGAGCCAGTCACCCAGGCGCAGTGCGTCGCTTTCCTCCAGCGGGCCGGCCTTATCTCGCCAGGGCCAGGGAACTTGTGTGCTGGGTGCTCCGGTGAGCATGTTGAGGCCCAGACAGCGCTTGAGTGCGGGCGCTGTGCGTAGTGCCTTAACCACCATCTTGCGGTTGACACCCAGGTCGTGCACCTTGCACTTGAGTTCATTGCAAAGCCAATCGAGATGCCCCTGGAATGGGTCACCATCGCCGCCAAAGTCGTCCTCACTGGCCCCAGGGCCACCGGGGGAATCGCTTTTTTTTGCGTTGCCGCCCTGCCCCGCTTTGCCATCCGCCTTCGCGTCCGCAGAAGGCAATGGCTGCGCTCGGCCAAACAGCTCCAGCACCTTGGTAAAACCCCAGCCATCCGTCTGGATGGCATCGGCGCAATCCCATCCATCAGGAACCTCCAGCGGCTCGGGAATGGGCAGGATCTGCACCTTGCACCCAAGCGTGTCCTGCAGCAGGGCGCCAATGCCCAGCATGGCCCCCATGCCCGGCTGCTTTTTGACAGGTAGCAGTGGCTTGCCCAACTCGGCAATGGCTCGCGCCACCGGGTCAGGACAAGCCTCTCGCTCCGCCTTGGTCAGGGGCTCCCGCTTTGCATCGCAATCCGGCCAGAGAAGCACCGTGCAGTCCTGCAGCCAGGACCATTGCGCCTTCTTCCATGCTTTGCTGCCACCGGACCAACTTGCCACCAGGTAGACACCGGGCGCAGCCGTGTCCAGCAGGCCCTGCAGGACCACGGCCTTCTTCTCGCCCTCCACCAGCACAACGGTGGGCTTGCTGCCTCGTTCGCGCTCAGCGCCAGCCGGTGAAGCCCCACCGGGGAAAAACAACGGCCGCGGTTCTTCCCATTGCTTCCAGTGCCAACGGCTGGCGCCATCGCGGGCAGCAGTGCACCAGGTGTAGGGCAAGTCATCCTTACCGCCATCGCTGGTACGAAAGCGCACCACATAGCCCTGCAGCTCGCCGTCAATCCAATATGCCGAGGTGTGGACCACATCCTCCGCCTTGCGCGCGTAGTGGTTGAATGTGGCCTCTGGCGCATGGGGTGGAACCGGTGTTACGGCCTTCCACCCTTCATCCGCCTTGGCTGGCTTGGGTGGATCTGGTGGACGCGGTGCTCGCGGCGGTGCATCACCCTGCGCCGGCTTCACACCAGCCACATCCTCTAGGCCTTCCTCTCGGGCTACGTCAACCGCAGCCTTGCCCATCGTCAGATTGTGGATGGCCGCGTAAAGACTGATCAGATCGAGGCCGCTTGCGTCTGCCGCAAAATCAGCCCACTTGCCATTGGTGAGGTTTACCGAGCAGCTGCTACCGGCACCAGGCAACCACATTGGCACCAAGGTGCCTGCACGGGCCAGCAAAGCGGCGGCAAGCGCCTCAAATCGGATAGGGGGAAGCGGATCGCGCTCAGTCAAAGAGCCCCCCCAAATCGCAGGTTGCAAACATCCAGACCGGCAGGACCACCACCGGGGTCTTTGTGAAATTCATGGGTGCGCTTACCTCGCCCAGGCGGACATGCACTGGCCTAGATCTACCCAGCCCTGCTGGATCTGATCGGCCACCTGTGCGGCGGGCGCGTACTCTGACACCGGGCGGTTGCGGTAGTCCACCCTGCGGGTGCCCACAATTTCCAGTGCACCGGCGCGCTTCATGTTGTCCACACACCTACGGGCATCACCCAGGCCCACCTGAGACTGGTGGGCCAGCTCACGTAGCGTGGCAGTCCTGCCCTCGTCGTGAAAAGTGCAGGCCGCAGTAAACAGCGCCTGGCGCACTTCGCCTGCGGGCCTCATGCGCGGTGCTCCTGGGCATTGAGCGTGCGCGCTGCACCCAGCAGCTGGTGGACTGCGGCTAGCAGCTCAGCGGCCTCGCGCTCTATGCGCTGCAGCTCGTTATCGCTGAGGCGGTTGTCGCCCAGGTCGCCAGCCACCTCAGTCACCAGCTCGCTAAATTCACGCGCAGTGGAGCTGAGCTTGTCCAGGCAGCTGCCCACGGGCCCGGTTGGGATCTGCGGCATGCGGATCACCACCAGGTCGTGCTCTGCGTTCCAGGCTTCCAGCACGCGCAAATCGCCGCTCAGGGCGGTGATGGTGGCGGCATCCTCCAGACCCAGCTTGGCGCTGCCCTGGCCCACCAGCTCATGGTTCAGGGTGGTGGGGTTCTTGCCCATGCGCAGGGCCAGGGCGGCAGCGCCACCGGGGTAGGCTCGGGCCAGGTTAAGGGCTTGATCACGCAAAGTGGTCATGGCTGTGGGCTCCGGTTGTAGTGATAGACGGGCAGCACGGCGGCAAAGACACTGCGGCCATGCATCAGAGAAAAAGCACCCACCGCCCCGGCGCACCAGGCAGCGCGCACCTTCCCGTGCGCGCTACAGATGACAGGGAGGTAACCACCGGGACTGGTGGGCCGGAATTGATGGTGGTGGGTGCGAAAAATGGGGGGCACGGCCTAAGCCCCCTGCCCTGCAGCAGCTTCGGCAGCGGGTTGCGCAATGGCGGCAGGGACTTGGGCCAGCTCGGGCCAGTAGAAGGCGTACTTTTCAGGCCAACGCTCACGCCTGGAGAAGCGCCCTTCGCTCTTGATTTCAATCTGTCCCGCCAGCTCTCGCAGCCTGTAAGGCGGGATGCCATCGGTAAGCCACTCTTGAACGCTGGGGGGCTTGATGTCCAGCATGCGAGCCACCACGGTGACACCGCCTAAGAGCTTGATGATTTCGGGGTCGGACATAGACATGCCCGCATTATTAGGTATTCCTTACCTTTTGAGAAGTAGGTATCCCTTATTTATTTTAATTAGGCTAACCTTATGAAGACCACGCTAGCCGAACGGCTCAAGATCGCCATGAAAGGGCCGCCAAAAGTGACCGGCAAGGCACTGGCTGCGGCTTGTGGTGTGAAGCCACCTTCGGTCAGTGACTGGCTGACTGGCAAAACCAAAACGATCGAGGGCGGCAATCTATTGGCCGCAGCGCATTGCCTTGGAGTGCGCCCAGAATGGTTAGCAAACGGCACTGGGCTGATGCGTGCCATTGAGCCGGGTGCATTCATGGTTGCCGACAACGTCAAACCATACGGCACGTTCGCCAGCCGTTCTGCTGGCCCCCATCTCTGGCCATTCAAGAATGTGACACCAGAGCAGTGCCAATTACTCCTGGAAGACGAAATCGAGTCCGTAGAGAACACGATCCTGCTGCTGATTCGCGCTCGTAGCGATCCTACAAAGCAAACCGCGCCCGCGACGAACACAGCGTGATGTTTCAGCTGAGTTCGCTCAGCTGGACCTATTCAGCGCCAGAGTTTTTTGCTTCACCAGCTACAAAAGCAACCGGGCGAACGTCGTTGAGAAAACAATAATCACACAGTAATACGGGACGGACAATGCACAAAGCAATTGGAATCATTCTGCTAATCTGCACTGGGACCGCACTAGCGGAACCCAAGTACGAAAACGAAAAAACGCGCAATTACATCCGGCAGATCAAAGCCGACACGGTCTCGGGCAAACTTATTGCAGTGACATCAACAGCACTGGCGAAGGACTACCGAAGCAACGAAGTCACTGCAGACTTCAAGTACAAGGACAAGTTCTTGTTTGTTGCGGGCACCATTGACAACATCAGCAAAGATGTTGTGGGCAACATCGTTGTTGGGCTGCGAACCGACAACCAATTCATGCCGACTACAGCGCGCTTCGCCAAAGACGTATCACTTATCGATGGACTTGAAGGCACAGGAAGCAAGCTAGTCACAGCAAAAACTGTTTCTGTGGTTGAGGCAGTCTCATCGATCAAGCGGGGCTCCAAAGTGCATCTTGTGTGTCGCGGAGCTGGCTACGTTATCACTTCGGCACAACTGACTGCCTGCGACATTTTGAGCAAATAAGGCAAGCCGATTAAATATAATTAGGCATGCCTATTGACAGACGCATAAGGCATGCCTAACAATTCACTCCAACCCGCCCCTTCCCGGCGGTCAGGAGTGAACAGTGCACACATCTACACAGCCAGCCGCCACCCAGGCGGACGATGCCAAAAAGTGCATCAAGCGCATCCGGGCCCGCCTGGAGCGCTGGGAACTTACCCACCTTCGTGAACTAGCCGCCAGCCTGCATGAGCGGCTGGAGTACGCCGAGCAGTGCGCCATCGACGCAGACCGCCGTGCTGACATGTTTCTGGACATGCAGAACGAGATGGATGCCGAGCTGCGCCTCTGCGGCAAGGCCAGGGGCATCACGCAAGACGGCCAGCTGGTGCTGGTGCCAGTTCGTGCCATCTGTGACGACTTTGGCAACCTGGTGCAGGTGGCTGAATGACCTACCACCAGACCTTTGACCGCCTGGGCAACCCCGTTGCGCGCCGTGCCAAGCCTTGCTGGCAGCAACGCCTTATTCGCTGGGGTGCCGTGATCACCATCGTGGTGTCGCTGGGCATTCTGCTGTGGGGCCGCTGATCATGCCCGCCCCCACCCAAGCCGCCGGCCAAACCGCGCTGCGCATCTTTGCCTTTGAGTACTGCGGCACTCTGGTGGAAAAGGCCGAGGTGCGCACCAAGCTGATCGACGGCTGCGATTACGCCGTGCCCGTGGTGTGCATGGATCTGCAGCTGAACAACGAGCTGCGCACGCCCATGCACGTGGAGCACCCCTACCCCATGGGCAAGCGCGCGGAAGCCGAAGCCGCGGCCGCAACGCTCAAGGCCGGCACCCACGTGTGCGTGAAGGCCCCCGCCATGG